CATATCAAGAACACGACGAGCCATCGAATTAAATTCGACTGTACTCATTTTGTTGCTAAACAATTCAAGAAGATTAAACCTACTGGCAGTAGCAAGCATATTAACGCTAGTGCTTAGGTGTTTCTTTTCATACCATGCGTTCATTCGTGCACGATATTGATCACTGTTTTCTTTTCTAATTTTGGTTTCGTCATAATCAGTGGTAAACGCAAACACACGATATGGAATTTGAATACGATTGCAGAACATAGCCAAGTTGATAACTTGCTTTAAAGTATCTTGCAAAACATCATTCATTGAACCAGAGTAATCAATTAGCATAATCATGCCATGATTCTTACCTTCTGGTAGAGTTGTTACACGCTTGAACAAATCATCTTGCAATTTGTATGCATAAACTTTTTTCATATCAAGAGAACCGATCTTCGATACTTGTGCTCGCTTATGCAGTTGAGCAGACTTCTTCATCTCAAATTCTTTGACAAGATAATTCACAGTGCGAGATGAGTCAGTTTTAAACTGTTCGAATTCTTTCCTAAGAGCAGAAGTTACACTGTCCTTTTGCTCTTGTGTCCAATAACGCATTCTTTGATTGGAGAGTTCTTCATCACTCATGTCCCATTGCTCGGGTGCTTTGGTCTCATTAAGAATAGTCTTGTAGCCAATAACTGGGTCATCAAGATAATCTGTATCAAATACCCAGTACTTATATTCAGTAGAGTCATCAGCAAGATCTTCCAATTTGTTTTGGAATGCACGCTGGGTTTTAGACTCTAGTTGTTCTTCAGGAATAGGATCATCATTTGTCTTATTCTTTTCTTTGGAAACTGCGGTTTTCTTAACAGGTTCCATGTCCTCTGGCATATCCTCATCTTCTTGAGAATCCCAATCGCCATCCATATCTAGTTCATCTAGATCATCGAACAAGTCATCTTCCTCATCCTCTTGATCTTGAGGATTTTCCAACTGTTGCTGTTGTTGTCTTTCTTCAGCCTGTTTTTTAGAAAATGCATAGATGTCATGCGCCAGTGCAATAATGTCGTTAACAGTCTCGGTTTTCTCTGCACGATTAACAAATACTTTTTCTTCGGGTGTAAATGTTACACCACACTGGAATCCAGCTTTGAAGTAAAGATTGATCTTATCAATTAAGAGTAGAGTATCAAATGATTGAACCTGTTTGACACCAAAGAAGTCACGATCGTTAAGTTGTTTGTATCCCTCATTCATGCGCTTACGCAGTCCAGGATATTTGCGTTTGATAAGTTTCTCGATCCGAACATCTTCCAGAACATTCATGTAGCCCATAAGTGATCGTTGAGCATAAATTGGCTCGAGATATTCTTCACTGGTATACAATGCGTGACCAACTTCGTGACCAACAAGCATGTCTTCAATTTCGGGAGTCATATCTTTCCACATAGGAAGAGTCAATACACGACTCTTAATGTCGAAAGATGCAGTTCGTGTTCTTGCACGAACAACAGAAAGGTTTTCTGTTGCAAGTAGTCTTGCTGATAGATCTGTTGATTTCATTTCCATATTTATTCCCCAAAAGCCATTTCAAGTTCATATCGTGTTAACACTGATTCAATTGCAGCACGATTTTTTAATTTCAAAGGGAGTATGGCTTCAACATCATCAGGGTGAATTGTGAATCCATAGTCACTATACAAACACGCCAATTCAAAGTCATCAAAACCAGTCCACTGATTTTCCATAATTTTCTCCGATTCAATAGAGTGAATTATGGACTAAATTTCAATAAAAGACAAGTGTTTTATTTTTCCCTGTAAAATCAACAACTTACAATCCCCTACAGGGAGTAGGGGATTAGTTCGGGACTATGACAGAGAAGTCATTGCGCTTCTCAAATTTGATGACACTACGGAATTTGTCAAAGAGTTGATCACCTTTGTGACTAATCACAAAGATGTTTGTATGTTCACCCAACTGATTCATTAGATTTAGAAAGTAATCTGTTCCAGCTGTGTCAAGAGAAGAATCAAAAATTTCATCAAGCAACAACAGGTTTGTGTTCACTGAGTTCTTCATCTTTGCAATCTGTCGCCAAGTGAACAGAATTGCTAAGTCAATACGCATCTTTTCACCTTCAGAGAAACTTGCATATGTAAAGTCATCTCGAAAACGAGACTTAACAGATTCATTGAATGCTTCATCAAGTTCAAAATGAATATAAGCATCCATTGCATTTAAATACTTGTTGATCAATTTGTTCATCGCAGGTAAATACTCACGGATGATTGCTGTCTTGATACCAGTATCTTTTAATAGGGCAGAAGCAACTTCTTCTAAATTACGATGTTCTTGTAGAGAAGTTTTTGTAGTAATATTTTCCATGGCTTCTTTAGCCATGTCTTTTAACTTACGCTTCTCCTCATCGATGTTAGTTGTGTCAGATTTAACCCTTTGGGTCTCAGCTTCAAGTTCACGGATTTGTTTGTTGAGTAAGGTGATCGTACTGTTTCTTGTAGATAACTCAATGTTCTTATCGGTAATTTGCGCTGCCACTTCATTAATCTTTGATAACTTTTCATTAAGACTGGTGAGTATGGTCTCGAGTTCACCAATTTTTGCGTTGTTGTCCAACATTTTCGCATTAAGGTCTTTGATAATATTCTCTTTGTATTCCTCTGCGATATCTTGATTACATGACGGACATACATCATGTTCACTAAAAAACTCTGTATTGTGCTCGCAAGTTTCGATTTTCTGAAGTAACTTTGATTTGATTGTTTTGGCTTTCTCAATGTCTTCAGATACAGTTTCCTTGTCATTGATGCTTGCTTTAAGAGTATCGATCTCCTGAAGGATAAGTTGGATCTCGCCCTCTGCCTGTAGAATCTCATTATTGTTAGCAGTAATTTTGGCTGTGATGCTTTCGATGGCACTCGTCTTCGCTTCTGTGATGGTCTTAATGAGTTGTGTTTGCGAGTCGACTTTTGTCTTCGCAGTAGTGATCTCACTTTCGATTCTGGCAATAGCATCTTTAGTCTCCTGTGCTTTCTCTTTCAATAATGTATTCATTGTAGAGAAAATACGAATGTCAAGAATGTCTTCGATAACTTCTCTTCTTTGTAGTGGAGTCAACTGCATAAATGGAACGAATGATGCAGAACCAAGAATAACAACTTGTGTGAATGTCTTATAGTTTAATTTTATAATCTGTTGCTCAAGAACCTTCTGGTAATCACGAGAAGCAGCGTCTTGATTAAGCATGACACCATCACACCAGATCTCAAAGATATTTGGCTTTATTCCACGAACAATTTTATATTCTCTAGACGCTATAGAAAACTCTAACTCAACAACACAGTTTTTTCCATTGATAGAGTTGACAAGCTGTCCTTTGTTAATATTACGAAAGGGTTTACCAAATAATGAAAAGCACAATGCATCTAAGATTGTGCTCTTACCTTCACCATTCTTACCAATGATTAATGTAGTTGTTGATTTGTTTAGTAATACCTTGTTAGGTGAGTTGCCAGTAGAAAGAAAATTCTTCCAGCTTACACTTTTAAATACGATCATTTACCCATCCATTTCCATCCCAAGAAATATCTCATCATAAACTTTTGAAATTTACTTGGTTGTTTCTTTTCACTGGGAATTTCCCAGTCACCAATTCGTTGAGACCACGACAGTGATGTGCCAGTACTCATTAATGTCATACCAGTACTACCAATAATTTCAGTATTAAACCATATCTTTGGTTTCTCAGATTCACTAAAATCCAAATCAAGTGGAATCTGTTCTGTTAGTGGAAAGAAATACTGAATCTCTAATTGTTGCATTATACCACCTCAACATTGATAGCTTCCGTATAAAGAGACTTCATAAAAGTTTTAATCTTTTCTTTGTCAACATCAGTTTCAATTGACTCAATATAGTTAGACAGAACAGAAACTGTATCCTCTAGATTGATGTCGCTGTCAATCTCGCCATCTTCGAACTCAGACATGTTTTCAATAATCTTGATTTCATAGCACCCTTTATTATACAGCTTTTGGGTGAACTTGTCAAATTTATAAAAATCAGTTTTATTAACAACAATCAACTTAACAAACGATTCTTTTAGATCAAACGCATCTAAATTGACAGGTTCCTTTTCTTTGTCGTCGTATTCAATTCTTTTGAACATTGTATAGTGATTTGCAATGAATTCGAGTCTTCTTGTTTCAAGATCGAACAAGTGAAATCCTCTGGTATCGTTATAGTCCTGCCATGTGAGTTCGTACGGATTTCCCAAATAATAAATGTGACCATCATCACTACGATGATGATAGTGCCCACTAAACACCATATCAAACCTTTGAAAAAGATCTTTAGATAATCCATCATGACTTTCCATTCCTCTGTGCATTGCAAAGCCAGCTATCTCAAAGTGACCCATGCAGATTTCTGCTTTAGTATTTTTAATTTGATCAATAGAATCCTGATAATTATCAGGGCAGATCCATGGCATCATGCAGATGGATGTACCATCAATAATAATAGTTTCTGGTTTGGAGATAACATCAATGTTATTGTACTCAGTCAGAAGTAACTCTGGAGAGTTTACTTCATTCGTGTTCTTGTAGTATGTGTCGTGATTACCAGCCAGCATATGAACTCGAATGCCACGCTCTTCTAATTTATCAAAGAACATTTTCTTAGCACGATCTAACGCATAGAAATTTACATACTTGCGCCTATCAAAAGTATCACCAAGAATAAGAACAGTATCAATATTATTCTCGTCCAAAGTAGGAAAGAATATATTATCATAAAATTTTTGAAAGAAATCTAGAAAGGCAATACTATCATTTCTGGCACCAAAGTGCTGGTCAGTAATAATTGCTACTTTCATTAATTAACCTTTACAATTTCATAAACATTATTGATGCTAACTTTGGTATTGGAGAAATGAACTGCTTCTGTAAGTGTTTTAAAAATTGCACAAACAAGATTATTGCTAGCACTCATATAATATCTTACTTTATACATTAGATAAACCCAACCTTTCTTTGTAATGGTTTGTTTTGTTGTTTGTTAAAGATATCAGCAATAGAATATTCTTTGTTACCACTATCAATACTGGCACCAAGTCGTTTTGCCAATTTTGATGCTTCTGCTTCATCCAACGCAGAGAATGTAAGAATATCAAAGCATCTTCCTGGACGAACCAATGCAGAATCAATATCACGAATGCTAGGAAGATTAGTAGAGAAAATCATCTTCTTTCCTTTTGTAGTGACAAGACCATCACCAACATTTAGGAAACGATGCATCATTGTGTTACCATCGCTACGAGACTTTAAGAATGCATCGCTATCTTCAAGCACCATAACTTCTGCGTCATCTTCAATAAACTTAGCAAAGAAATGATCTTTCTCAAGAATACCAGCATCATAGGTTACGATTGCAGAGCAGTTGCGATGTGCCAGCAAACCTCGAATGAATGTAGTCTTACCAGTTCCTGGAGGACCAATCAACAAAAGAATGTTTGCAGATGAATTCATATAACGATCGTAGTAATCGCCAAGTGATTCACCTTTAAGGAAGGGATACATTTCTTCACATGGAAGACGATCACGATTCAACGGAACATTGACAGAGTTGCCATCAGAACCATACACCCATTCAATGTAAGAAGAAACAACAGAGAACTTATTTTCTACGAGAAGAATAACAGATTCAGAGAATGCTTCATCACCGAATGCACGAACAGTGGTAGAGTTGCTGTTGACATCAAACTTAATAAAGTTGTCAGTATCCTCTTCCAAGATAAATCCGTTAGAAGAGGATGTTTGGACATATGTCATAGAAGAGAAATTAGTTTCAGCCCATTGCGCCCAGTCTTTACGATTGGCGAGCACAGTGGTTTCTCTTTGGATGGTTGACTTGTTGGCAGTTGATCTGCGTTGTAGAGTTTCTGTTGTCAGAAGGTCTTCAAAATCGGAGACGCCTAAAAATATTTTTTCGTTTGTTGTTTCGTTCATAATTTTGTTCAAGTTAAATTGATTGTCACTAGCGTCCCATGTATAACGCCTTAAGAGTCTCTTACCATTTTTTCTTCTTCTTGTTTTTGTTTTTCTTAATAAATCTGGATAACTGTATGTTGGCACACCATTAGCCAAATCACGAATCATTCTCTGTATGGTTGTCAATTCCGAACTCATCTTCATCTTTCAATTCAATAAAATCATCTAAATTAGTAGACTTCTTTTTCTTTTTCTTTTCTAGTTTTCGTTCCATCCATGAATCATCAAAGGTGCTATTGTTTTGGATAAAATCCATATAAGCATTATGGTAATCTTTATCATCACCATCTTGAAGATCGAATGACTCAAAGGGCATGTCTTGGATCAACTTACCTTTAATGTAACTCTGTTTCTTTTCTTTGGCAATCCTTCTTAAGAATGCATAGTAGATAATCTGTGTGAAGTATGCGAAAGGATTGTTAGACTTTGTTGGATCGAAGTTATCAATATACTGAATACAATTTTCTACACCATCAAGAATCATATCATCTCGATAAGAGTAGTTTATAAAATTGGGTTTGTAGGAAAGGTGGGTCGCAATCTTTAAGATGCATTCACCAATGTAATTGCTAACAATAGGTTTGGGTAGCCCATTTTCTTCAGCATGTTTCTTTTTCTCACGCATCTCTAATAATGCTGCAAGAAAATCAGCGTTGTTTACATAATGTGCCATGTCATTCTTTTTCTCTTTATAATTAAAAACATACCATAAGTATACATCATTAAATGAAAAAAGACAAACTTATTTTTGTAAGATTGTCTTTGAAATTAGATTTGATTTTTTATTTGTCTTGAGGCATAATCACTGTGTTAGGGTTGATGATGACATTAATTGATAGTATCGTTTCCCTCTACAAGAAAATGATATTCATCTCTCTCTTCTTGTTTCCCCAGAAACTTCTGTAATAACTCTAACTTTTTATTTACTTCCTCTTCACCGACCTCTTGATGGTCTCTTGTAACTAAGGTAGCAGGTTTTTCATGTTCAGCTACAATTCTTTTATAATGAGGAATAAAAATGTGATGAAGTTTTTTAACAAACATTACATTTCTCTTGTCCAGAACGAAATTTTTATCATCAGAAAATTGGCAAAATGGATGTGCAGTAATGTGCTCTCTTTGCTCTCCCATAATAGGGATAGTTCTAATAGTCATGGGAGATTGCAACTCAACATACCTCTCATCTTCAGATTTTAGAACAGCCATCATCTGCTCACCACTGGTGAGTTTTATAATTACAAACAGTTCGTCGTTTGTTAACATAACTCTACCTCTACTATTTTTGTTTTAAATTCTTCTTCAGCATATGTCTTATATCTTTCTGCTGCATGGTTAAGAGTATGATTCTTCCAAGACTTCCAATGTAAATCATCTGCAATGTCGTAAAGATTACATTGCACTTTACCGTCCTTTAGTCTTAACCCACGACCAATACTTTGTAAGTTTCTTATCTTACTTTTCGAAGGACTCGCAAAAATGACATTCTCCAACGAAGGTATGTTAATACCAGTGGAAAAAGTCCCAAACGATGCAATGATGATAGCATCCGACTCTCCCTCAGTGATATGCCTAATTGCCTCACGATCACTGGTCTCAGTACCCCCATAGACGAAAAATACTTTTCGCTTAGCGTGCGCCTTTTCTTTAATAAGGTCATATAGTATTTTCCCATGTTTTTCAACATACTGGAAAAGAACTAAGGTATTTCCCTCAGACTTTACAGCAAGATTACGAATAAATTTATTTCTTGGTTCGCAGGATACAATCCAATCCATCTCATCTTGGTAGGTATTGTTCTTTCTTGCTTTACGAATCTCTTCATTATACTTCAGTATGATACACATTATATTTAGTGAAGTGAGTCTTCCTGAATCCATCAATGCTTTGGTAGTGGTCACTCTATGCACTGGTCCAAACATACCTTCAAGAACTAATCTATGAACCTTCTTGTTATCTAATGTTCCAGTCGTACCAATACGATATCGAACTTTGTCCATCTTTTCCATAACTGTTGTTAGGGATTTTGCTTTGAACTGGTGAGCCTCGTCACCAAAGATAACATTAAACTGGGCAAACCAAGACTTTGGTTGTAAATATACTGATTGCCAAGTAGTAATCAGAACATCTTTAGTAAACTCTCTAGTAAAGCCACTGTATAATTTTTGACAGTGTGTTGAAACATCCCACATGTTTGCAGAAGAGTAGTCTTCAAAGTCTGTGTATAGTTGTTCAACCAAAGAAGTAGTTGGAACAATAATGATACACTTACGATTTGCAGCAAGATGCCACCGCATGGTGGTGTAAATTATAAATGACTTTCCTGACGCAGTGGGAGATAATAGCAGTGTGCGCTCTTGATCGAGAGCAGTAGTTACAGCATCGATCTGATAGTCACGAATCTCGATAGGTTTACCACGACCATGTGGATCCAATGATTTGGCATATGATTCTACTGCATCAGAAGTGATATTGTTCGTATGTCTTACTTGATTGACATATTCAACTGCATACCCATTGCGAGTAGCAAATTCTTCAACATATGTTACCAATCCAAGATAAAGAGTTTTTCTTACTTGGTCATATAGACGAACCTTGCCATCCCACAATCTTGCTCTGTATTGTGGAGTGAATCTTGCGCCTGGATATTCATATGTAAAGAAGTCGGTGAGTTCTTGTTCAATGGAACTGTCGCTAAAGACTCTTACATAAACTTCATCTAATTTTTCAATTTTAATCATTACATACCAGCTAGGAATTTCTTCCACTCAACAGCTGTTTTAATTTGCCAGTCTCTGGCTTTTATTTGTCCAAGAACTGATTCAAGAAAATAAATCATAGTCTCAAGATAATCTATCTTAGTTCTTAATGCATTTAGTTCTTCATCACCTGTGAGAAATTCATCCATCTCATTCTTGAGAGGTTTAATACCCTGCCACTGTTGCCATTGTAAATCGTTTAACTCATCACGAGATAATTCACCACGATAGTATCTAAATTTATTCTTTCTTAAAAGATTGTAATCTGATTGATACTTTGTATGTTTGAGTTTTACCGTTACCAACATCTTAAGATATTTGGCGTGTAATTTGGGTGTTGCTGTGGAATTTTCTCCGAGATAGTTGTCATCGATTTGACAATCTTTATCCCAGTGTTCTTGCAATTGTTCAATATTCATAATATCCTCACATTTATATAACTGCCATTATACCGCAGTCTTACAAAAAAATCAAGTTTGTCTTACAAGAATTTGTAATAACCGTATCTGAATGTAGCGTTGCCTACAAGATATTGCACATCTGTATTAGTTCCAGAAAAGATAACTGAATCTAATGTGATTGGAAACAAGTCAATAAAATGAACTGTTTTAATAGACTGATTATTCGCACCAAGAATTTGCAAAGTAGCATCAGAAAAGTTTTTTGCTAATTCAGAATAATTAGTAGCATCACTTCCAATAAAAGATGAATACTGTTCATATCCCTGTGGAAATCCTAACGCTATTAACCAGTTGTATATGGAACAATAATTATCCATAGTTTCATCAACTAAAAACTGCACAGTTAGTTGATCATATGTTAATGATTCACCTGGAATTGGTTGCAGTTGAAATGGGTTTCCAAATTCAGGAGATCCAAGAGTAATACCTGGAAGATTTACCTGTTGACAAAAATATGTCATTTTAGGTAGTTTAGAAATGGAGAACATAAACCCATTCGGAGAGAGTGGATTTATGTTTGCTGGGATAGGACAAGTGATAGTATTATTAGCCATAACATTATTTATCCAAATAAAAAAGAGGGATCCGAAGATCCCTCTTGAAAGTACCGCTTCTTATCGTCGGCTTAATCATAACCAAGCCGAACAGAAAAGATTACATCAAGTTAGTAACCTTAACACGACGATAGTAGTAGTTCTCGTTAGCAGTCAAACCACCAGTACCATCCAATGAAACGAATGGGTTAGCAACTAGACCATAACGAGTCTTGAAGCCAATCTTTGGTTGGAAAGTTGCTGGATCAACTGCACGAACCAACTGTAGTGGAACATATGGGCAGTAGAACAAGCCAGCGTCAAAAGCAGAAGCGCCTTTGTAGCCAACAACGAAGAACTGAGTAGCAGATACATTAGAAGTATATGGATCAACATATACTTTGTACTTACCATTCAATACACCAGCGAAAGTAGTCGATGTGTCATCGATGTTCAATGCGCTGTTACCTTGTAGAGCAGGAGTGTAGTCAAGAACACCAGCCATCGCTAATGCAGATGCAACATCTGCAGAAGTGATGATGAAGTTACCACGACCACGACGAGTTTGCTGACCAATCGCATTTGCTTCACGCTCGATTTGGAACATCAAACCTTTGAACTTCTCAACAGACCAACGACCATTTGAATCAACATCAAGGTCGAAAGTACCAGCAGTAGCTGTACCAACTGCAGCACCAGCTTTAGCAGTAGTGTAGATAGTACGGATAACTTCACGGTTGATTTCAGCAAGGATCTCAGTAGAGAGAATATTGCTCAATTCGCCTTCAGCGTCAAGACCATGAACAGACTTCATGTCTTGTGCTAGTTCGATTGAGTATTCTGCCTTCAAAGCACGAGTCTTTGCAGTAACAGAAGTCTTCTCGATTGAGAAAGCCATTTGACCGAAAGCAGTTGCACCGCCTAGATCTTCAGCTGTGTTAGTAGCAATACCGCTACCAGTAGTATCAGCGCCAGCAAAAGCCATTGCGCCAGAGTGAGTGCCAGTACCAGAGAAATCAGTATCTGCTTCGTTGAACAACGCTTCAGTACCACCTTGAGTGCTATAACGGCTCTTCATTGCGAAGATCAAGCCAGTTGGCTGAGTCATTGGCTGAACGCCAGCAACATCATAAGCGATCATCTGTGGCATTGCACGACGAACTAGGGAGATAAGAACTGGATCGAACTTAGCGAAACCACCAGTATCTGGGTAAGTGCCAACAGCGTTAGCTGGAGCAGCTTCGTTCAACTCGCCCATTGCGTCATGACCACGACGGATCTCACGCTCTTGGTTCTCTAAAAGAACAGCAGTAACTTCTTTAATGTACTTGTTCTTGATAGGAGCAGTACCCTCAGCTTCGAGGATAGGACTCCACTTTTTGATCAAATCTTGACGATTTTGTTGCATTTTAATTTCCTTTTATTTATTGTTGAGTGCTGATAGATAAGCTGACATTAATGGGTCAAGTTTTGGCTTAACTTCTTCTGTCAAATTCTCTACTGGAGCATCAGATACTACTGAACTAACAGCAGTAGCTTTGGTTGTGAAATAATTTTCACGGATAGTCTTAACTTTTGTTTCGTAAGAAGCAGCATCTTCGTAAGTTAATTCTTCAACCAATGCATTAAACTTTTCAGTCTCAGTATCAGTCAAACCTTCACTTACTGTCTTAACGATTTCAAGACGCTTTGCTTCTGCAAGAGACTTGCTTAGCTCAATATTTGTAGCTACTTGCTCGTTAAGTTTTGCTTCAAGATCTTCTAATCTTTGTTCCATTTCACCAAGAACATCGAAACGCTCTTCTGGAACATCAATATAGTGCTCTTCAAACAAACTCTTCATACCAGTCACGAAACTCTCAAGAATCTCAGACTTCATTCCACGCTCTAGGGCAATTTCATTATTAGCAATCCACTGCTCAGCAATATAGCCGAGATATCCATCAACTTGTTCAACAATTCCCTCTACATTCTTTTCAACTTGCTCAGCAAGTTTACTTTCGAATTCTTCTTCTAATCGTGCTACTTCATCTTTAACACGATTCATAACTGCAGCTTCAAAAATGGTAGTTGCTTTAGCACGGAACTCTTCAGAGAGTTCTTCACCATTCATAAGTGCATCAATATCTTCTTTAACGCTCTTCATAGGTTCAGCAGCTGCTGCACCTTTAGTTGCTGCGTTTTCTTTCTTAGAAGTGCCACCTTCTGCTTCCTTCTCATCAACAACAGCGTTTCTTGCATTGTCTGGATTAGGTGTGTTTGCAGCTGGTTTAATTTCTTCTTCAGCAACAATCTCCTCAGACTCTACTTGCTCAGCAAGTTTTGCCTTTTTAGATTCTGCTAGAAGTTCCGCAATTTTTTGTTCGATTGACATCGTTTTTTCTCCTGTAACTGGATAGTTCTATTAAATTATTTATAATTTAGCTGATTTTACTCAGAAAATTTTTGAAAGCAATAATCTTCGCTTCCTCTAAATTACGAGAAGAAGTCTTTCGGATTTCTCGTTTAACTTCCTCTATATGTTTTTCCACAAACTTTCCATCAACAAAAACCCACTCTTTTGACTCCATGATACCACGCACGAATGCGTCAGGAGCAGAAGGGTCGGCAACGATGTCAGCTGCAGTAGACAGCATAAAATCGTCTTGAACAATTTGCACACCATCAGAATTTTCTTTTAGTGAACCTAATGCTCTACTTGATACACCAAGGTTTGCTCCGCCATCCAAAAGACCACGAGCAATTTGACCCATTGGGGTTTCAAGAATCTTTGCCTTACCAATATAATTTGTGCCCTCTTTACGAAGATCTACAATCAAATGAGAGACACGATCTAAATTAATAGAAGGTGTATCTGGATGACCGAGTTCACCATATGCACGATTTTTCTCAACATACTCTTTCATGTAACGACCGACTTCTTTGTCCATTACGGACTCAGGATACATACGACCATTACGATTTTTTAATTCTGATTGAAGGAACACACCTTCAATAAAATATTCTTTACCTTTACCTAATTTATTTTCAGTGATTAGGTTAACTGATTCGGTTACTTCTCTAATGAGTCTCATTTAATTAGCTCCCTACAGTAGTTTGATTATCATATGCACCAAATACTGCAGTTTCTACTTTGGTAGCATAACCACCAACTTTTCTTAGAACCAAGTAGCATTGTGCCTCTGCGCCAGCAATAGTAACGACAATGTCGCTAGTATTTTCAACAGTATCTACAAAACCATTACCAGCAGCAAACTCCATATAATCAGCACCACCACCTGGTAGTGTTAATACATTAACTGAGTTTCTAGTAATAGTTACTGTAGCTGCAGATAAACCAACCCATTGGACACCTGCAATATTAACTGTTTGAGTAGCACCATCAAGGGCTTGTGTTGATGCTAGAAGATCAGTCTGTAGATCAATAGTTGTTGATGCTGCAGTACCAGCAATCTTAACGACTGTTTCGTTATTTGTATTTTTAAGAATCGTCTTAGTGACTGCCATCTTTATTCCTCTATTTGTTCAAGCACATGAAAGAAATTTTCTTTTGACTCTCTCATATACTCGATAATATCTGTTTGATTTGCCAATAATGTATTTAGGCGATCTTGAGTAACTTCATTAATTGCAACAATAGAGTTATCTGCAAGAACATAATGCAGTTTATTCTCAACAATACGATCTAGTTTATTCAACGATCTAATCTTATGAACAACTGGGTCTACACTAAACATGTTGGAAGAAGCAAGTTGTAGGTATGTTTCGATTAACTTATCAGTAACTTTAATATCGTGATACTCTTTAATAATAGTAGCAATAGTATTGTATGATAATTCTTCGTATAATTCTTTTGAAACTTCTTCTTCTAATTGATGTGAAATGTAATCGTCTTTAATATATTTTCTTGCTTCTTCCAAACTCTTAAATTCTGTCTCAACACCATTTATGAAAACCTTATCATCGTCAGTTCTTTCAATTAACTGACGATAAGATCTAGTGCTTTCAACAACATTAGATCTTTTAATAGATTTTACAAACTCCGTATAGTACATTATTCTTCTTCTGTTGTTTCAGTTGGTTCTTCTTGCGCCTTAAACATATTTTGTGCAACATTTGCACGCATATCTTCTAATTTGCCTGATAACTTTTCTGCCATTGCAGCACCGAATAACGATTCTGTTTCAGTCGCACTACCTGCACGAATAGCATTAATTAAATTCATTGTTGTCTCACTCATTGTTTATCTCCAGTTGTTGGTGCTTCTAATGCTTGTGGAGCATTCTGTTGTAAGTAGTTCTGTTGTGCTGCTTGTGTAGCACCAGCGACTGTACCATCATGCTCCGCTTTATCAATATAATCTTGTTGCTCGTCGGCGATTTCCCTAGAAATCAATTCTATATCTACATCTTGTAGACGAAGAATGTTTTTCTTAGCCCATGTTGCCGAATAATATTTACCAATGTATGGTTCTGCTAATTGCAGCATATTTAATCTTTGTGTCAAAATTTCAGCTTGCATTAACTCAGAATAATGATTGTCTTCAAGATAATCATATTTAATGAACGGTAGAATATCTTCCCATTCATCTGGTCTAATAATTCCCTTTGCTATTAACTGAACTCTCAGAGCATTGGAGAATAATACTGAAAACTTTTTACGAAGTCTTACAATAAATTTGTTAAACTTAACTTCATCACGAGAAATTTCTGTAGAACGACCAATCGAGAATCCTTGCTGTTGTTGCAAGCGACTAATCGGAACATTCAATGCATGATAAAGTTTTTGTTGAAAATACTCGATGTCTTGTATCTCACCAAGATTTTGCCCACCTGGAAGTGTAGTAATTTCAGTTCCTTTACCACCCTCACGACGAGGCATCCAGAAGTCTTCCATCATTGACAAGTGACGACGATCGTCACGAGTTTCACCAGTTGTAGCATCATAAACAATTTTGTTACGGAACTTATTCATAATGTCCGTTACATACTGCTCTGCTTTCAACTTAGGTAAATTACCCACATCAACATAGAAAATTCTTCGTTCAGGAGCACGAGAGATACGATAGATGACTAGCGCATCTTCAATCATCTTTAACTGATTTACTGGCTTAATTGCTTTATGCAAATAAGACATCATCATATTTGAATTTGCGTCAACATACCCAGATGGGGCATATACAACTGAATCTAACGCAAGTTTTACACCTTGTGTAGTTTGTTCATTAATACCTTTGTCATTATAAAGATAGTATTCTTCAACTTCTTTAATAACATCAATACCAGTTTTTGGATTTCTTTCTTTTTTAATATTTTTGATACGACGAATTTTTCGTGGATCAATATATCTTAATTCAACAATACCTTGTTTAACATTATTTTCATCTATAAGAATTTGAAAATATAACCTTCCATCAATGTACCATGTACGGAAGATTTCATGAGCATTCTGAGAAAACTTCAGAAGGCGCAATATATTTTGAAATTCTTCTGTAATTTTATTTTTGATAGAAGATGATACTTTAAGTTCATCCAATACAATTTTTACAGAAGTTTCTTCTTCATTAGCAACAATGGCTTCATTAACAATATCCTCAATAGCACCATCACAATCGCTGTATTGTGCACATTCACGATAACGACGAATAAGATCGTTTTCGTTTTTAATAACACCTTCAAGATCCATGACCATACCGTAGTATCCACCAGCATTTACGCCAGTGTTTACTACGGTTGCGCCTGTGTCTATAGAGGTAGGAGTTACAACACTCTGTATCTCCTGCTCTTTTTTACGACTTATTTCAAAGCCAAACAATTGCATAATGTATAACCCTCAATTAAATTTAAGCTACGCCACTACCGATAGGGAAGGATCCAATTGGTGTGTTGATAGTTGTGCTTACTCCAAATCCAGCAGCAGCACCAGTAGCAGAAGTGAAGAAGTTGTATGTAAATTCTATATCAAATTGTTCAATCGCATTTTGTTGCTCATAATCTAAAGCAACAGCAGAGATAGCAGTTGGGAACGCATCAACAAATGTATAAGATTTAATTGTTGCACCATTGCGATCTAGTTGATGCACTTGTAAGTCAACTTGATAGTCAGTTGGGTTAACACGACCATTAGTTGCGTTGTAGTTCTGAATACCAGACTGCCACTGTTCCATAGCATTACGGATACCAAAAGAAGTATCATTGTATACAGTAATAGTCCATGGTTGGAAAGTTCTTTCACCAGCAAAGTTAACTGGGCGACCACGATAAAGAACAGGGATGTTCTCAATAGTAGAAGCAGGTAACTGAGCAGCCTTACATAAAAACTGTGCACGAGCGCCAGCGATTGGTCCTAGCGTAACATAACTTGGGAAGGTTAGGTCTACACGGAATTGATTTGGGCGAGCACCACCACCCAACATCTGCGCTTTGAAGTCAGCAATATTTGCCATTTAATTCTCCTTGTGTTCTTCTATTTATCTATTAAGCGCCAACTTCATTGAAACTTACTGAAGAGCGAGCAGCAACAAAGTTGAGAGTGATAAAGTTAATAGAACGATTTGGCTTAACGAAGATATCAGCAACAAACTGATTGGCATCGATAACTTGTCCAGTGTTATTAGACTCATCGCACTTAACAACGAATTCAGTGATACCACGACGACCTTGAACATCACGCAAGAATGGTTCTACTAGATTTTTAAACTGTGCACGAGTGAAGCTGTCGTTAAATTCGAACAACTGGAACTTAGCAGCAGTAGCAATCGCCTTTTCCATAACGATGAATAGACGACGCACATTAATACGATCGAACGCACTTGGCTTAGCCAATAGAGTTTTGTCGCCAAATAGAACAGTACCTTCTCCTGGGAAGTTAACAACAGGATTAACACCCTTCTTATAAAGAGTATCACGATCTGTCTTAGTTGGGTTAACTGCTAATTTAACAACACCTTTAATTTGACCACGATTTAAACCACCTGGAGAGAACCATGGGTCGTTAGTGTAGTCAGTGCGAGCACATAGACCAGCAGTATCGCCATTCAATGGAATGTAACGATATACATCGTTGTAACGATCATACTGATACTTGTAACCAGAATCCATAACAGCATAAGAACTGCTTGGTAGAAGGTCACGATATGCAGTAATTTGACCAATTGGAGTTGGACCTTGACCAGTAATAATTTCACCAGTAGAAGTATTTTGTGGTGACACAAAAGCTACGCAATCAAGACGAGTCTCGCA